CTGTGCTAGGAGAAGTTGATCACCCGGCAGATTTACGCATCAACCTCGACCGTGTAAGTCACATGATTACAAAAATGTGGATGGACGGTCCTAACGGTTACGGAAAACTAAAACTACTGCCAACGCCAATGGGTCAATTAATTGAAACCATGTTGACGTCGGGAGTAAAATTGGGAGTTTCAAGTAGGGGTAGTGGTGAAGTAGATGGCGGTGGTAACGTTCAAGGTTTTGAAATTATCACTGTAGACGTAGTTGCACAGCCCAGCGCCCCGGGAGCATACCCAACACCAGTTTACGAACACTTAATGAATAACACAGGCGGTTACAAGGCATTTCAAGTAGCACAACAAGTCCAAGGCGACCCACAGGCACAGAAATACATAGCAGAGAGCTTGAAGAGAATCATTTCGAGACTCAACTAACTAGGAGAATCACATGCTAGACATCGTAAAACAATTGTTTGAAAACAATGTGATTTCCGAAGAAATCAAATCGGAGATTGAATCAGCTTGGAATAGCAGAATTCAAGAAAACCGTGACCACGTTACTGCTGAACTACGTGAAGAATTTGCACAAAAGTATGAACACGACAAAGACGCAATGGTAGAAGCTGTAGAAGCTATGCTATCAGATCGTCTACAAGCTGAACTAGGTGAACTTGCAGAAGATCGCCAAGGACTAATTGACGCTCGTGCAAAATACGCAGCTAAAATGACACAAGATGCGCAAGCAATGGAGTCATTTGTTCTACAAAACCTTAAAAAAGAATTGGCAGAACTACACGAAGATCGCAAAGCAGTTGCAGGCAATGTTGCAAAATTAGAATCTTTTATTGTGGATGCACTAGCGAAAGAAATCGCAGAATTCCATGCAGATAAGAAAGACCTAGCTGAAACTAAAGTTAAATTAGTTCGCGAAAGCAAAGCTAAGTTTGAAGCAATTAAGAAAGACTTTATTGCTAAGTCAGCAAAGATCATTGAAGAAACAGTCGCAAAAGGACTGAAATCCGAAATGTCTCAATTAAAAGAAGATATCGATGCAGCTCGCAGAAATGACTTTGGTCGCAGAATTTTTGAAAGCTTCGCAAGCGAGTATGCTGCAAGTCATCTCAATGAGAAATCAGAGACAGCTAAACTTCTAAAGGTTGTTGATCAAAAAACTCAAGAACTAGAAGAAGCAGCAAAAATTGTTGCAGAAACACAAACACTAGTAACAAGCAAAGAAAAAGAAATCGCAATCATCAAAGAATCAGCAAAACGCAGAGATGTAATGGGCGAATTGTTAGGTCCTTTATCAGGTGACAAGAAATCTGTAATGGGTGAGTTATTAGAATCAGTTCAAACTGATAAATTATACAGTGCTTTTGACAAGTATCTACCAGCAGTAATGAACGGTGGAACACCTTCTAAGAAAGCATTAACAGAGGCTAAAGAAATAACAGGCGACAAACAACAGGCACAAACTTTCAGTAGTGAAGAAAAAACTGCTGAAATATTTGACATCCGCAGGCTTGCGGGACTAAAAGTTTAAGGAGAACTATAATGTCACAATTACTCGAGTCACGCTGGTCGGAAACCAAAGACGCCCTTTTAGAAGGTCTTCAAGGTAACAAGCGCACAGTAATGGCAACAACTCTTGAGAATACCCGCAAGTATTTGTCTGAGTCTGCCACAGCTGGTGCTACATCCGCTGGCAACGTAGCAACACTAAATCGTGTGATCCTTCCAGTGATCAGACGTGTAATGCCAACCGTTATTGCTAACGAATTAGTTGGTGTACAACCAATGACTGGCCCAGTTGGACAAATCCACACTCTAAGAGTTCGCTATTCTGATACATTCAGTGGTAGCACAGGTGGATCTACAACAGCCGGTGATGAGGCATTAAGCCCATTCAAGATCGCTGAAGGTTATTCTGGTGTAACTCCAGGTAAACCAGCTTCAACAGCAGCATTAGAAGGCGTTGCTGGTAACAAGTTAAGCATTCAAATCTTGAAACAAACAGTTGAAGCTAAAACACGTAAGCTATCAGCTCGTTGGACATTCGAAGCAGCACAAGATGCACAAGCCCAACAAGGTATTGACATCGAAGCTGAGATCATGGCAGCTCTTGCACAAGAGATTACTGCTGAGATCGACCAAGAAGTTCTACGTAGCCTAGCTACATTGTCTTCAACAGTATTAACATACGACCAAGCTGCTGTTTCAGGTACAGCTACATTCGTTGGTGACGAGCATGCTGCTTTAGCTGTTCAAATCAACCGTGCTGCTAACTTGATCGCTCAGCGTACACGTCGTGGTGCAGGTAATTGGGCTGTTGTTTCCCCAACTACATTGACACTACTACAATCTGCTACTACAAGCGCATTTGCTCGTACAACAGAAGGTACATTCGAAGCTCCTACAAACACTAAGTTTGTTGGTACATTGAATAGCGCAATGAAAGTGTATGTTAACACATACGCTACAGACGACAACGTTCTAATAGGTTATAAAGGTTCTAGCGAATCTGACGCAGCAGCATTCTATTGCCCATACATTCCATTGATGAGCAGTGGTGTTGTGTTGGATCCATCAACTTTCGAACCAGTCGTGTCATTCATGACACGTTATGGTTATGTTGAGTTGACAAACACAGCTTCTTCTCTAGGTAATGCAGCTGATTACTTGGCGACTGTTGCTGTAACATCCGCTAACCTACGTTTTGCTTAATCAGTAATACGTATAACGCAAGTTCAAAAAGGCTCTTCGGAGCCTTTTTGTTTGACTTAAATATCGGGATGAAAGTAGAATCAGACAAAGATTTTCTAGAATTAAGAAAACAGTTTAATGTTTGGAGAAAGCGTTTTCCAATGTTTACGCATGATGTTGATCAAATAGAAAATATTATCGAAAGCAGAATTCAAAATTACAGCATCGCCCTTGTTTATTACAGACAAACAAAAGGTAAAAATCATTTAGAACGTGCCCAACAAGAAATAGATGCTATCAACACAGTGTTAGCCACAGTGGAAAAAATGGAACTGATGAGTCTGCTGAGCCGCGGATAAATAAAGTATCTAGAAGAATTATGCGGTACCCGCCGCGTAGACCTAGAACGTCAAACACAAGGAGAAACAAATGGGACGTCCACTAAGAAAAGATAGAGCAGGTACTGATGCTATCGGTACCCCACTAAGTACAGCAACTGGTATTCGTGTTGAAGCATATACTGATCAAGCATACACAGATGCAACTTATAACATAACAACTAATTATGCTTACATTGTTAAGCAACGCGGTGCAAAAACTTTTGTAGTTGCAAATCAAGCAGGAACAACAGCTGTTTGCAAGTTACAATCAACTATTCCAACCGCCGCAGGTCAAATGCGAATCAACGGATATATTGGCGGAAACGGTGCAGTACCAACCCCAATCGCAAAGATCACCAAGCGTGTTGCTACAGACTTTAACGGAAAACGTTATACTTGGATATTATTAAACGATTCGTCATCAGATTATATTGCACTAACAGCAACTTAATCAAGGAAGTCTAATGGGACAGTTTCTCAAAGTCAACGGTGACTACAACATTCGAGCAGGCGATGGTGCCAAGATAACACTTGACACCGGCCCTGCTGCGAGTGGCGGGTCAGTTAGAGTCACCGGTAATCTTGTGGTAGAAGGTGATACCTTTAATATCAGTACCACTAACTTAACCATTGAAGATAATATTATATCGCTGAACACCGGAGAAGTTGGTCCGGGTGTATCGCTGGTATATTCAGGCATTGAAATCGAGCGTGGCAACACATCTTCAACATCCCCACAGAACAATGCTAGTTTCCTTTATGACGAAAGCACCGATACTTGGATACTGGCACACGGATCGGCTCCAGGACCTTTTAATTTCGACGCCAGTAGACTTAGACTAAAACAAATATTGACCAACAGTGCTACTGATTCGGGAGACCTCACCCTAATAGGTACTGGTGGTGGTCTAGTAAAAGTTTCTGGTACAACAACCTATGAAGCAGAAATACTTGCAAGAGAATCTGCAGTTCCTGGCAGCGTTGATGATGTATTGCCAAACAAAAAATATGTTGATGATGCAATTCAAAATAATCCTACCTTTCAGATTGTTGCGCCACAGAGTCAAGATACAAGAGTTGTTATTGCAGATAAAGAAATAACACCTAACATTTCGGGTCAAGCTGGATCGTTGGCTTATTTCACAGCAACAACTAATTTTAACACATATGGCGAAAGTGCAGTATCTGTTATTGTAGATAATTCTTTAGTTGGACAATTCTATTCTAATAGATTTGAGGTTGGCGATTTAGAAATTGGCGGCGGCATTGATCGTAATGAAATAACTTCTAGAGCAAGTATTACCAGTGAAAACATTATTATTAGAACTCAAGGCACCGGTAAGGTAGTACTCAATTATGCTTTACAACTTGAAAGGATTGGAACGTCGGGCGAAACACCACCTCTAGGATCCCCATTTAGTCCTTCAACCCCTGCATATGTAAGCGGCAGTATATTAATATATTCTAGTTCTGCAGGAGTCGGAAGCACCGGATTATGGTTTGTAAATGACACATTGGATGCAGCTAGTAATCCAGGCACCGGCGAGTTGATAAGTAAAAACAAAGCACTGGTATTCAGCATGCTATTTTAAGAGACAACTATGATAAGAAATTATGAAACTCCAGAAGGCACACTATCACTGATAGATTCTACTGATGTCACTATACCTAAAAGAGTGTTTACCAGCTCAACCACAGGTGGTCCTATTGCTGGCGGTGTAGTAGGCAGAGAAAATGCTGTTACTACCATAGCATTATGCAACACCGCCACACCAGATCCAGCAAACGAAACTGCTGATTCAGTCACAGTTAGTATCTACGTGGTACGTAGCGGACTGAGCTATGGACCGGGTAATCGCATAGTAAGTGAGCTTGTTGTGCCAGCAGGTGAAACTGTGTTCTTCTCAGAAGAACGAATGGTGTTAGCCAGCGGTGATCAGATATGGGTTGGTACTTCATCCGCTGCTAAGTTAGCTGTCACAGTGAGTGCTCTAGCAGTATGAAATTCTTAAAGACTAAAAATATTTCTCAGTTCAGCATCAACGATCGTGCGCTGATTTATTATCCTGCCGGTAATGGCCCAGGCAACAGAGTAGTGATTAATGCCAACGGTGGTATGATGCTGCCTAAAGGTACCACTGCACAACGACCACAGACGACCAGTGTGCGACAGCCTACAGATGCCAACGGCACAATAAGATATAACACAACAATTCCCGCATTAGAAGCCTATGTTGGCGGAGCATGGGTTATCGTAGCCAGTCCGTTGGGG